ATACAAACGAGGATGGAAGCACAGAGGTAGACATCCTAACACTAACACAAGAAGTATGATTAAGAATATTTTAGAACTGCTTAAGATAGACGATTTCTACGGAAAGACGGAGTTAATTGACATAGCAAAAGGTAAGTATAAAATACCTACAAGCGTACGTGAAGCATACAAACAAGGCAAAAGAGAGTTAAAGAGTAAAAGACGTAAGTAATGGCTGAAAAGAAAGTAATAGAATTAGAGGTTAAGAGTGACTCGTTAGGAAGTCTTAAATCGCAACTAAGAGCAGCACAGAATGAAGTTAATGACCTTGCTGCAAAGTTTGGTGCAACATCACAGGAAGCGGTAAATGCAGCCAAGAAAGCAGCAGAATTAAAAGATGCTATTGGAGATGCTAAAGCGTTAACAGATTCATTCAACCCAGATGGAAAATTCAATGCGTTATCTGCTTCTATCGGTGGCGCGTTAAATGGGTTCCAAGCCTTTGAAGGTGCTTTAGGTTTAGTAGGTGTAGAATCTGAAGACTTACAAAAGACCTTATTGAAGGTTCAATCTGCTATGGCACTATCTCAAGGTGTTCAAGGATTGTTGGAAGCTAAAGATAGCTTTAAGCAATTAGGAGCAGTAGCAGCGGATGCGTTAAAAGGAATCCGTACAGGAATCGCAGCTACAGGTATCGGTTTATTAGTTATTGCGGTAGGTACTTTAGTAGCTTATTGGGATGATATTAAAAGCGCTATTAGTGGAGTTAGCGCAGAGCAGGAAGCGTTAAATGTTAAATCACAAAAAGACGTAGACCTACAGAAAGAAAAATTAGAGAGTTTAGATTCTCAAGACAATATCTTAAAGCTACAAGGACTTACCGAAAAGCAAATACTTCAGCTTAAAATAAAGCAAACAGATGAAGCTATAAAGGCTTATGAGATATCTATTAAGAATCAGGAGCAAACTTTAAAGGCACAGATTCAAGCCGAGCAGCGAAACAAAGAGATACTTAAAGGAATACTTCAATTTATTTTAGCACCTATAAACCTACTATTAAAAACCGTAGACGAGATAGGCGCATTTTTAGGTAAGGATTGGAACTTGCAAGACCAAGTAATGGATTGGACTGCTTCATTAATCTTTGACCCTAAAGAAGTAGAAGAAGAAGGAATGAAGGCTATTGCAGAATCTAAAAAGGCTTTAGCAGAATTAAAGAACCAACAGGCAGGATTTAAATTAGAAATACAAGCTATAGATAAACAAGCAGCAGATGCTCGTAGACAAGCACAGAAAGACGCAAACGATAAACGAGTAGCAGACGAAAAAGAAAAGAATGATAAGCTAAAAGAACTTGCTGAAGAAAAAGCTAAATTTGATTTAGAGCAGATTGAACTTGATGAAATTAGACAAGAACAAGCCTACCAAAGAAAGTTAGATGCAGCAGCAAAAGCCGCAGAAGAAGAGAAGGCTATGGAAGATGCTTTACGAGCAGAACGATTAGCAGCAGAACAAGCAGATGAAATAAGACAAGAGGAAGCGTGGGCAAGAGAGCAAGAAGGAATAGCAAAACTTCAAGAATTAAAATACGCAGCAGTTTTACAAGGTTTAACATTAATCTCTGACTTATCCGAAGTCTTTGCTAAGAAAGGAGAGAAACAAGCTAAGAGAGCATTTGAGATACAAAAGGCGGCAAGTATAGCGGCAGCAGTAATAACAACTTATCAGAGTGCAGTTAGTGCGTATCAATCTCAGTTCTTGCCATTGCCTGACCCTACATCGCCTATTAGAGGTGCTATCGCAGCAGGTATAGCCGTAGCAGCAGGATTAGGAAACGTAGCTAAAATAGCATCACAAAAGTTTGAAGGTAGCGGTTCTATTAGTGCTTCAGCAGCACCAAGTGGTGGTGGCGGAGGTGGAGGCGGCGGCGGCGGCGGTACTGTTATCACTCCTAACTTTAACTTAGTAGGAAATGCACAAGCTACGAATCCATTAGCAGGATTAGGAGAAGGATTAATACAAGCCTATGTAGTAAGTGGAGATGTTACGACTGCTCAGTCTTTAGATAGGAATAGAGTGAATAACGCAACGTTTGGTTAATTATAAAGTTATTAGGATATGAATAAGATAATAGAATTAGTGATAGACGAGAACGATGAGATGAGCGGAATAGATGCCGTTTCTGTAGTTAGTTCTCCTGCAATAGAAGAGAATTTTATTGCGTTACATAAACACGAAGTAGAGTTGAAAGAAATAGATACTGAGAAGCGTATCTTAATGGGTGCTGCTTTAGTGCCTAATAAACAAATCTACAGACGTAACGACAAGAACGAAGAGTATCATATCTATTTTAGTAAGGACACGGTTAGAAAAGCATCTGAGTTATTCTTAATGAGAGCAAACCAAAACAACGCTACATACGAACACGATAAAAAATTAAGTGGAATGAGTGTGGTAGAATCGTGGATTATCGAAGATGAGAAAAAAGACAAGTCTGCAAAATACGGATTCAGTCTACCTGTAGGAACTTGGATGATTTCTATGAAGGTAAATAACGATGAGGTATGGAAAGACGTAAAAGAAGGTAAAGTAAAAGGATTTTCTATAGAAGGCTACTTTGCAGATAAATACGAAATGAGCCTTAACGAGGAATCGAATGAGCCACAAAATGAAGATGAAGTATTACTCGAAGCAATTAAAAGAATAATTGTAGATGCAGAAAGACAAGAACTTCGCTCATATACAGACTACCCAAAAGCAGCAGTTGAAAACGCAAAGATAGCAGTTCGATATGCAGAAGAGAACGGATGGGGTTCTTGTGGCACTGCCGTAGGAAAAATTCGTGCTGGTCAGCTTTCTAATAACGAACCCATTTCAGAGGAAACGATATCACGTATGGCAGCATTTGAAAGACACAGACAAAACTCTGACAAGGAGTTAGGTGATGGATGCGGTAGATTAATGTGGTTAGCGTGGGGTGGTGATGAAGGAGTAGAATGGGCGCAACGTAAATTAGAACAAATCAAAAACAAATAAGATGGCAAAACAAAAAACACTAAGTAAGACAAGTCCTAAAGGCGGGAAAAGAGGATGCCTTTGTGACGATGGTACTTATAACTCAAAATGCTGCACAGGAGAGTTGCAAAATCAAGGAGTTGGTAGTACGGTAAATCAAGTCGTAAGTAACGTTGTAAACACGAACACGGAAAGACAGATTAATTAAAAAATACAACAAAATAAAAACACGAAAGTTATTAAGTTATAAATGTTAAATATGAAAAAGAACGTAATCAATCAAATTAAAGAACTTCTTGGGATGGAAGTTAAATTGGCTACTATGAAACTTTCAGACGGAGTTACAGTATTAGAAGCTGAAGTGTTTGAAGCAGGAGCAGAAATATTTATAGTTGCTGAAGACCAAAAAATAGCTTTGCCTGTAGGAGAGTATGAATTGGAAGATTCTAAAATGTTGGTAGTAATCGAAGAAGGTATTATCGCTGAAATTAAAGATGCAGTTGCTGAAGAGGAAATGCCGATGGAAGAGCCAGAAGCAGAAACAGAAGTAGAAGTTGAGGCAGAAGCCGCAGCACCTAAAGACATTAAAAAGACGGTTGAATCTATCGTTAAAGAAACGTTCTTCTCAGAAATGGAAGCACTTAAAATTGAAAACGAAGAGTTGAAAGCTAAGTTAGAAATGTTTTCAAAAGTTGAGCCTACTACAGAAGTTGCTACTGAAGAAACTACTAAAGAAAATAAGGTTGAATTAGAGGAAGTATCTCCTATCACTTTCAACCCTGAGAATGTAAATAAAGTTGAAGGATTCAAATTTGCTTCTAAAAGAGCAAGAACTACAATGGATTCTATCCTTGAAAAATTAAATAAATAATTAACTAATAATTTAAAAAAAAGATGGCTACTACAACATCAATTACAACTACTTATGCTGGGGAGTTCGCAGGTAAGTACATTGCTGCAGCACTTTTGTCTGCACCAACTTTAGAGCAAGGTGGTTTAACTATCCACCCAAATGTTAAGTACAAGCAAGTTATCCAACGTGTTGCTACTGACGGAATCGTTAAGAACGCTACTTGTGATTTTGACGCTACTTCAACTTTAACTCTTACTGAAAGAGTATTGAATCCTGAAGAGTTCCAAGTTAACCTACAACTTTGTAAAAAGGATTTCCACCAAACTTGGCAGGCGGCTGAGATGGGTTACGGAGCATTCGATGTTCTTCCTAAATCTTTCGCTGATTTCCTTATTGCTCACGTAGCTGAGAAAGTTGCTTCTCATATGGAAGGTGTTATTTGGGAAGGTAACAA